ATACGGCACGTTAATGTTCGTTGACGGAATAGGTGGACCTCGACAACAAATTATTTGTTTTGAACGTTTGCATTCATCTGAATCCATTTTAATACGACTTTTTTTGTCATAATTATGACAAAAACAAAAAAAAAATAATCATGTTGAAATGGATCCAGATTTATACTTGTAATCCTTGTTGCGAGTTTATTGTTATCATTAGTATTATTAACTCTAGCCATACCAATAGTATTGTTAATGCTCAAATGTGGATTATATTGTTTGTAATATTATTCTTTAATTTTATTGAGGAACAGCCAGAACAATCTTGCTGTCAATAAATTACCCAACCCATTAGCTGTCTTCACATTACATACCGTATCATCTTATTTCATTTAGTAACAAATACTTAAGTACTCAAATTAAAATGATATTTTTTAATAACAACTGAAGCCAAGGAAAATGTGTATCATTTCAAAACCCATCAATAGTGTGTCCAAGCGTGGCCGGTAGTCAAACTGTTGTATCGACAGTGTACTTAAGAATGCAATGATACTGGCAGTATGGAATCCAGGTAACGATGTTATTCTTCACAATATGGAGAAAGTTCCTAATTTCAATCAGAAGCTTTCTGGTCTGTATGAAGATCCAAATCGTAGAGTTACCAAAGACTCCTCTCGTTGTTCATAAAGTTGGTAAATATGATGTGTCTGTCGCTCCAACACTGAGTTACATTGTTGAGGATGAGTTTCTCCGCAAATCGTATACAGTTATCTTATCGCCAAGTTTTCAAGCAGGTAAACAACAATTTCATCCGTTAGGATATACACATCCACGTGCAGATCATATCTTTATTCCAACTCTTCACTGGCACCATGGTGGTTTTGGAAATATCAAGATATCGAAGTGGGTGATTTCGATCATGAGATCTTCGTATTAAACTCAGGTGTCAATGTATACAGCAATAAATGGCAGACAGTGTTTCCTCCACTTTGTAAAAAAAGCCGAACCTCCAATCCAACCAGATATCTTGACGAGTTTCTTCCGAATTGTTGTGGAAGGAAAGTATAAGAACACAGATGTAGATTTGTTGTCATTGATCGATGGAGTATTTTCTTAAGAAAGAGACAGTTAGTGGTTAATTAACCACTAAATTAAGTTATTAAAACCTAACTTGAACCTGAGGTATGTTTTGGACTTGCAACGGTGTTTCATCAAACTCATTATGGGATATATTCAGGAATGTTAAACTTGGCAATGTAAAATCATCAGGTAACTCTTGGAGATGATTGTAACTTAACACTAAACAGTCCAGTCGAGTCAACTTGCTAATTCCAGGTGGGATCACCTCCATGCCATTAAACTCTACACATAGAAATTCCAGGGACGTTATCTCGTATATAACACTTGGTAGCGTCTGAAAGTTATTATTATTCAGTATTAGTTCTTTTAAACATTGAAGGTTACTGAACTCCTTCGGCAATGAAGATAGAAAGTTGTACTCAAGAGATAAAACTTGAAGTAGAGGTAATTTGCATATCACCAATGGCAACGTTAAAAACTTATTATTATTTAAGATTAGTGAACGCAACTGTTTAAGTTTAGAGAATTGTGCGGGTAAATCTTTAAGTTTATGTTTACGATATTCTCTTAAGACTGTTAGTGAGAGCTCTAAATAACCTCCAGGACTTCCCGTCAGATCTAGATACTTTAGTCGCTTGAGCTTGCCAATTTCTGGTGGTATACGGGAAATTTGGTTCAACTTTAGATCAAGTTTTTCTAAATGTGTCAGTTTACCAATACTCCTGGGAAGTTCTTTTAAACCACATTGTGATAAACATAGAGATGTTATCTTGTCATATGCATATACGACAGGTGGAATTGTGTCAAGAGGTGTTTTATCAATACTAATAGTTCCGTTAGAGAACATTTTTCTTAAATACATATATTTTATTAATCATTTTTAAATACTTTATAAGTAACGGGTTGATTAACCCGTTAACATTTTTTTTACATGCTATTAGTATATAATACCTTTAGACGTTGCATTCTATCGTCAAATACACCCTTGAGGATCTTCATCTCCTCCAATGCATTATCAACATTGGTTTTAGTGGCTGTGTTAATAATACCAATACCAATTGGTAGTATGGTTGCAATAAGCTGCTCATAATCATATAGGTAACACATTTTCATATGTATGTGAAATAAACTTGATTCAGTAACATTAACACTGAGTTCAGTATTTGAAGACTTGTCATAAGCTGCTGTAATTGGAACGAGTGCAAGACTGTGCATACACCATTCCCGATTTCTGTCAAGCTCCATAAGTTTATCAGCAATACCTTCATGTTCTCTGGCTAGTTCTGTTAGCCATTCATATTGTTCTTTTAACACATTATATCCGACACGGGTATTTACCTGTTGTAATGGAATCAAGAGTTCACATTGATTAGCGTCAATGTGAACAGGCGCTTCCTGAGTGTTTGGTCGCCGTCGTATATATTCCATATAGTCTGGATTGTGATAATTACGTGAGGTATCTAAGAGTTTGCCGGTGTTCCAATCAAATGCATGTTTGCAGTTTGTGCACCACATTTGACTGCAGCCCTCTGCGCGGTAAATCATTGAATGACACTTTGGACATGGCTTACATCTGCTTCTAATTTCCTGTACTGATTCCACATCTTGTGGTTTACATTCATGTCCAACAGTCAGGAGTCCATTACACTTGGTGCAAAATCTATTATCACACAATGTACATTTATGTGTACTGTCTAACAAACCGGTACAGTTATTTGTCGGACATAATATCAACCATGGATTGACAGTAGATACTGTTCTGGCATCAGTTAATTCCTGCATACGTTCAATGTTATTTACCATTGTTTCAGATGCTTTTTTCTTATCTTCCTCACATGTAGTATCGCTAAATTTAATGGCTCCAAGAGCAATGTTTTGATATAACAGTGCGGATTTCTCACAATGATTTTGATATGAAAACTGGGCGTCAAGCAATGCCTTGCTGAAGATCTTCTCCTTAAGAAGATTCAACCATTGTGGATACATATCGGGATTCAAAACATACAGTTCCTCATTGGATAACTGACGATGACACTTCAACCCGAAGCATTCTGGAACAAGACTGCTTTTATTACAATGCGCCCATAAACATTCACCACAGGCAGTTGATTTGCATTGCGGACACCTAAAATGGGGTGTAATAACACCAATCGTATCGAGGCATATATTACACGTTGCCATTTTTCTTAAAAAAAATATTTATATTTAATCACTTATTTAATTTGGAAAGCAAAGTTTTTATCATTTTCGATACACCGGTTCCATTCTTTAATGATATACTGTTTTCATTGATGATATGAGGTGTTAGGTCGGCTTTATTCCTAACTTGTAACACAGGAATATCACCCAAGGTTTGAAGGTGGTGTTTTAAAAAATCTATTGAGTATGGTGTGTTATCATACATACCAATACAGGCATGTGCATTTTGGAAAAATATATTATGCAAGGGTTTCTCATGTGCTGGTGTATCCCATATGTTTAAGATGACAGTTTCATACGATGTCTGTAATGGAATCGGATATACATCAATACCATAACTAACCGTGTATCTACCGGTATATTTCTTATTACGTAAGAAGGAAACCAGTGTCGTTTTTCCACATCCTTTAACACCGAGAAGAACCACTTTATAACAACCTTGCATCAAATTTTAACAGAGTTATTTTTTTTGTAACTACAAAATAATCTCATTAAAATGGATGTGAAATATATCGTTGTGAGCTTCTTTGTAAGTCTAATAATATCATTAATAATAGCAATTATAATAATACCCTTGGTATACATTATGAGTCATTATGGATTTTTGTGGATGTGGATTTTTGTGTTTGTATTTACACTCTTGATAATGTTATTTTTGGGTAGTCATAACGGTACCGTAAGTGAACTTGAATAATGTTAACGAAAAATTACTATACTATGGTTACTAAAACTGTTTACACTTAAAGTTCCTGAGATATTTCCTCCAGTAAATCTGCATACACTTCCAGACGAACAGGTCGCACTTCAACTTCACATCTATCCTCACCTGTTGATTGACAATCGTTCCAAAATTCAGCAATCTCGACAGATGATTCCCAAATACCAACAACGTCAATCATAAACCCATTACGTAACGCCATATAATGCACAGGTAATGTTGTTAACGGACATCCAAGTTTACAATGGAGAATTACAGCCAAATCTTTGGAATCATCAAGAGTAAACTCCTCAGTGAAAAACTAAAGATTTTTCATCGTGTGTGTGTCCACAAATATAAATTTCATTTTATTATCAACTCTCTGATTAAAGAGTTGTGGTGAAAATAGTTTTTTAGTCAATGCTGGTGAGAGAGTTGAAATATTCAAGTGCGAGCGGGTGAGATGCTAACCGACTTGTGATGATTTGATGATAGCTCTGGTATGCACTGGGAATTATGGAATGTTTTGGTAATGCTGTGTCTGTGTAGTTGTATTCAAGTTTGAAACCGGTTGTGAGTGAAATATAGTTAGGTTGTTTTTCAAGGTGTTGAATCTCGGCTCGTTTACCGGTAACCCTCCATTTATACATAACATCGGTATCCGGTTGCCAGTTACTGCTGAGTCGTTTCTGAATATCAGCAACACTAAGTTCTTCAAGCTTCCGCCCAGGTAATTGGAGGTTTAAACATGTCTCAGTTCCGGTTTCAGTATCTACCATGGAAACAGTTCTCCGAACACTACCTTTGGTAAAATTATGTGGGAAAGGTGTCCCTACATATGTCCAATTAGGTTGCACCTGCTGTCGATCGTGGATGTGACCGCTATATACAGCCGGTGCATCCAATGGCCAGGTTTCCTCAATGGTAGATGTCTTTTCACCCATTTGAGCTCCACAAATCTCCTGATGTCCGAAAATGATTTGAGCATCCCGCCAGTTAACATGCTCACCTGTATCTATATTGACAGTAAGCTCGAGAGATTCCAGAAACCGATTCTCTGGCACATAGGGAACGAAAATAGCTCCATTATGCCAGAGAGGTCTGTCAATAATATACAGTCTAGGTGAATTACGAATACCAGTAAATGGGTGATATTTACTGAGATAGTCACGGTTGTTGATACGATCGTGATTGCCGATAAGACAGTAGGTGGGTGCATATGTGCTAAGTTGATATAGAAACTCCTGTGCTTCTGTTAATGGCACCAGATGTGCATTTTCATGTTTATCAAGAATATCTCCGAGAACAACGATAGCATCATATTTATTGGTTTTCAAATGTTCATAAAGCTTAAGCTCCAATCGGGAGGTAAAATACCGATTATCGGTACGGTAATGCGGATCACCAATAAGTAAATATTTCATGTTTTAAGTTACATGTTGGTTATTGGAAATTCAATTCTTGGACTTCTTACTGAAGAAACCACGTTTCTTTTTCTTGTCACCTACAGACACATCTCGCTCACCAATAGTCTCATCGAAAGGTTTGGGGAGTTTATCACTGAGGTTGTTGAGAGTTGTTAAACCCTTGCTAATATCAATATATAGGGAAATTAATTCATTGGCGATAATATTCATTGCGGCTGAGGAAATGTTTGCAATAGCCTTGTCAGATTCAGTGATAATACTTACATGGGTAGCCATGATCTTTGTAAAGTAATTAAGGGCGAGTTTGTGCTTCTCCTCCTTTGTGAGTGGGATAGTGCTGATGCTGCTAACTCCAGATACAGAATCGATATATTCACAAATCACCAAGAGAATCTTGGCAAAGTTGCTGTAGTTTAAAGGCGCTTGATCATCGCTAGGATTGATGGAATTCTTAGCTTTGGACACCAATTGTGAAAGAACGATATCATCCATTTTTAATCAGGAGAAAAAAAATGATATTTTGCGCTTGCGTATACAAGTGTGAAAAAATAAAAATTATCGCTTTAAAATGGATGCAGCTTATGTTTCAAATCTTCAAGAAATCACACGGGAGAATACACAGTGGATGAAGGTATTGCACACTACTTCTCGAGGACAGATTGTGATAATGTCAATTTCTCCATTTATGGATATCGGTGAGGAAATACATAAGAAGAGTTTTCAGTTTACATATATTGTTTCCGGAACTGGAATAGCCATCATTAATGGCAAGGAACTTAATTTGAATGAGGGTAGCTGTGTTTTTATTCCAGCTGGAACCCGTCATAACATTGAAAATACATCCAAAACTCCATTAAAGCTATACACTATTTACTCACCACCAGTGTACGAAGCATATGAGGAACAGACCTTAAAATAAAATGCTTACCACTATCATCGATTGATGATAGTTTTACTCATTGAAGAAAAGTTACCTGTTGTGTTCAATGCTATGAACACCTTTTCACTAACAAACATTAACAAAAACATCTCCGTTTGAAAAAAAGTACTAAAGTGTGTACGCAAAAACAGTACTTCAAAAATTACACACTACCTTTTTTTTTGTGAAAACATCTTCTTCTTTGTTAACAAACAGTACATCATCACTAACAAACAGTACATCATCACTAACAAACAGTACATCATCACTAACAAACAGTACATCATCACTAACAAACAGTACATCATCACTAACAAACAGTACATCATCACT